GACAACTTGGTTTCTTCCTCGAAAGAACGGTCGGAACTCTCAGTCTCGTAGATTTCCTTATGTTCTTCCCCATACTTAGAATACTCCAACCCAAACAGAGCATTAAGCCCCGGGAGGAGTTCTTTGAGCAGTTGTGAACGTGAAATAGCCATTTATTACTGCTCCCTTAGTTAGCCAATACAGTGGCGTTATAGTACATATGAACGCCCTGATTGAACTTAACAATGCAGTCGGTATAAGCCGAGCCTGCATCAACGAAGTCAATAATACGAACGGCCAGCGTTCCGGTATTAGCCGGGGTAGCCAAGCGAATCGTAGAAAGACCCGTAGCGGTGCTACCGCCAAAGTTTTCTAGAGCAGCGAATTTGCCACGAACCGTGGCGGCTACAGATCCAACTGCCTGCACCTGAAACAACTGGTCCGGATCATCATAGACCCGCACAAATACCTGCGTATAACCAGAAGTAATGGCGTTAGCCGGAAGATACTGTGAGAACAAAGGCTGCTGAGTATCGGGACTGACGTAGCGAACGCCAGCAACAACACCAACAACACCCGCCGAAGAAGTCGTTACCGTAGCGGTGATAGCCGACGGTTGACCCGCCGAAGCTGCACCAATAGTGATAACGTCTCCTGTATAGACAGCCGTACCACTGTTAACCGTCATCGGGATTTCCCGAATCGAGCCTCCAGTGCTGGGCCGTCCACCGAGCATATTGATCGGTTTTAACCCATAAGGGGACGCAACAGAAGCCATGTCGAACTCCTAACTATGATTTAATGTTACCTTTTCCAAACGTAACCGACGTTTTCTTATCTTTGAATAAAGGCATACGTGGGTCACTTTCTCTCATAAAGTTGTTGTCAACGGAAGCAACAGCATCCTCTGTCTGTTTTCGGAAATGGTCGTCACGTTGCTCAACAAACTCTTGGGGGATTTTACAAAGAAGCAGTCCCCCGGACTCGATGGAGTCCTTAAACCGACTGTTTGGATCGGCCATTACATAGGCTTCTGGATGTTCAGAAGCGTTGACAGGCTCCCACCCCTCTCGGAATTTGGCCGAGACGTTCATGGGATCCGCGTTACCCATGACGCTAGTACGGATATATCGGTATGCGTAACCTTCTTCCGCATTAACATCGGGTAACAAACTTGCCCGTTGCCAGCGCTTTGGGCGCTCAGTTTTTTCACGGGTAGCAGCATCGCGAGTAGTTCTAGTATCAGACATTTTGTGCACCTAATTTCAAAACTTCAGCAGCGTACTGCTCATTGGTTAAGCCTAACTTCTTGGCAAGGTCGGCTTGCGTTCTCGTTAGTCTTACTTTCCGAGGAGAAGTTGTCCTTTTTGCCGAAGCTACCACGGTTGTGTTCCGTTTTGTAGCTTTAGGTCTTTCAACAACCTCTTCATCATCGTCAAACTGTTCTGGGAACCGCCGACGCATCTCAGAATTAATCTTATCATAGTATTCGTCTGAACGGGGGTCAACCCCATTAACAACTAAATCTTCATGTAAGCCGAATACATAACTTGTCATGGATCGGTTAGTCCCAAACCATGGATTACTTTCTTTCCATTTTTCAGCTTTAGCATCTGGTCTAGCCTGTTGAGTTTGCTGAGTTTGCTGAGTTTGCTGAGTTTGTGTGGCAGGAGAAACATCCCAATTCTGATTATCCTGCGCAGGGTCATATGTAAACTGAGGCGTGTACTGTTGGACTTTTTCATACGCCGATTCAGCTCTAATCAGTTTGCGTTGGGACTCGGCTATCTTATCCGAGTCACCAGAATCATAGGCATCCTGAAACTCTCTCTTTGCTATAGCTAACGCATTTTCTGCCGAAACCTTAGCGGTATTGATTAATGTCTGCTCTCCTCCGCTAAGGTTTGTTTTCAGCCGCCTATTCTCTTCATAGACTCTCTTTGCGAAATTAACCGCTTCCTCACGTTCCCTGAATGCGGCTTCTTTAGCTCGACGCTCATCATGCCAAACTTTCTTTAACTGTTTGGCTTTTTCTTTAGAAAACTCTTCTAATTCATCGTCTTCGAGATCCCGCACGATTTCCTTGGGCATGGGTTCACGCCCTTGATCTTCTTCCGGCGTATCGTCCTCGATCTCAATTTCGTAATCGTCTTCATTCTCAAACTCTTCTTCTAGAACTTCAGCTTTTGCGTTCATAAAAACTCCTTAACCTCTATAAATACCACGCGGGTCTTCGACCACGCCTTCTACAGAATCATCATTAATCAAACGAAAAGATTTACCGTGGATGTTCAGGCGCGTGCCCGCGTGAGGACGGACTAATACAAAGTCGCCTTCTTTGCAGTACGCACCGGATGGGAATCTATCGGGGTCTTTAAAACAGTCCGGTCCTAGTTTGACAACAAACAAAACCGTCGCTAAAAGCTCTTCGTTCTTCTTGGTAGAATCAGCCTTTAAGATTCCGCTATCGTATGTCGATTCTATATCTGGGATAGCACAGAGAATTCTGTACCCAGAGGGTTCAGGTAGTTGTTTAGCTTTATTCTCTTCGCTTTCTACACTCTTGTCGTGTTCTGCGTCCATTAGTCTTCGTCTAACCTCTCTCTTATATCTCCAATGTAATCACGAACAGCAAGAAGTCCTTTGATTGTGCCGCATACATATCTATATTCTCCGATATCCTTTGCGGTTCCTGTTGACAGGTCTTCTGTGATCGCCCCCACCTTTTCATCTATCTTCTCTACAAGTAAATCTAATATGTCCATTAAACCCCGCTTCTTTGATTCATGCGATTCATCGCAGTTACATTATCTCTGGTAGATTGAGAAATTGCATTCTGCCCTATTTTAACGCCTTCAAGCAACTGTTTTACAGCTAACTCCCGCTCTTTATTATCACTATCTTCCTGCGCTTTGGCGGCTTCTATAAGCAATTTAGCCTTTTCAAGCTCAATCTTGGCTTGGTCAACCTGCGTTTTATTCTGCATTTCTGACTGTTCCATAGCCATTTTATGCTGCAATTCTTGGGTTTTAAGCTGTAATTCTGTCCTCTGAATGATATTCAAAGGATCTTGAGCTTCCTGTTGCTGCTGTTGCTGTTGTACTTCTGCCGTATCCTGTTGTAGAAGTTTCTCTGCTGCCTGTGCGATAACCCGTGAAAGCGCCACTTCAATTTCCGCAGGTAGCGGCTCATCCGGGGGCGGTAATTGTGTCCCGAGTTGCTCTTCAATTTTGTTCCTATATAGAAACGCTAAATGTTCACCTATATGCGCTTGTAGTGCGGCTTGGATAACCTGAGCTGCTGGACTCTGGCCAATAGTCTGCTGAATCATCGGATCTTGGATAAGCGACATATGTGCCTGCATATGTGCTTCGTGGTCCTGATGGATAAACGCTTTTACTGGTTTATTCTTGAAGATATTCATGTTCTCAGACACAGGGTCCAGAGGTTTGATATCTTCTTCAGTCGGTAGAATCTTATTGACGTTTTTAATCCCCAGAACATTCAACATCTGCTTATGCAGTGTAGGTAAGTCATAGAGTTGAGGAGCTGTCTGAGCAAGCTGTAAAGCTGCTTGATACTGGACGACGCGCTGAGCCATCGTAGCGGAATTGGGATCCGATACCGGTATCACTTCTACATAGTCGTAGTCGGATTTCTTAGCTCTAGGATCGCCTTCTAACGGTTCATAAGTATAAGAATCGTCCGTGTAATCCCTAATAATCTTTGCTAATAACTTAAATTCCTGTTTCATGGAGCTGTGGACTCGCGCCTGCACAGCACTCATTACTTTAAGCATCCGCTCCAATACAGCCAGCGTTGTCCCAACGGGGGATTGCGCGGACATATCACTGATCTTCAGGTCCGCAATCGACGCAAACCGACGCCCTTCTTCGATAATACTCTGCATCAACTGAAACAGTGTGGCACTCGGCTCCTTGAACGGAAGCGGCATGATGTTGTCGCGTAGACTGCCTGAAGCAATATCTACATCTCGGAACTCACCGGGACCAATCGGTGTATCGTCACCTCTAACCCGTAACCCTTTAGTTTTGTATCCACCGGGAAGATTAGATAGCGTACCTGCATCGACTAGCTGTCGAATGATGGACGTTCCTGACTTTGAAAACGCCCCTAATAAATGAATCAAACCGAACGCATAGAACCCGAACCCGGGAATGTAAGAGTAGTGCACGAAATGCGCACGTTTCTGGTAGGAGTTATCATCCTCGTTCCAATTCCTACGGATAGACAGAACTTCTCTTGACCCGTAGTCAATAGTTACTATGTACGGAACGGCTATCGTAATGTCATTCCCAAGGCTCTTAACGCACGGGTCTTTTTCGTCATACTCACTGAGATCCAGATCTACCTGCATCTCCAACAACCGGTGCCGGTGGTCGTTCGACACGCTGAAACCCATGTTTTCAGCGATCTTCTTATCTACTTCATCAAGATAAGTCTCACCGTTCTCCGGATCTGGGAGGTCAATATCCAGATAAAACCCCGTCGCCTGCAGCCGCCGAACCTCGTTATGCGTCTTACGCATAACATGCGTAATCCTCTCCGAAGATTCTAAATCTGACGCACCATAAGGCACGATGACATCCTCGGCGGGCGCATAAATAGCTACCTGCCGGTCAAGCGATGGGTCAAAGTAAATCTTCTTAAACGCATTACCGGATAACCCCAAACCCCAAAGCATCCGTTCATGCTCAGGACGATACTCAGTCATCACTTCCGTCAGCTGATAATTCATATCAGCCTCTACGTTTTCAGCAGCCTGTTTCTTTTCAGGCGTTTCCTTACCAATGATCTTAGTTCTTACTGGACCTCCCGCCGGGAAAGTCTCCATAATCGTTTCCGACTGGAACTTGACCAATGCTTCACTTAATAGTGGATGGAATACACCACATGCACCGTCCCACGGTTCCGTTCTCTCTTCTATCTTTAACCCAAGAAGCTCAAGTCCGTCGATATAAGTCTGAATCCAATCCTTCCGAGAGGCTGAATCCGCATCAAAATCACCAATTAAATCGCTAGAAATCTTAGTTAATGCTTCTTCAGATAGAACTTCAGCAAGATTTTCAAAGAACTCGCCGTCTTCTTCGGCTTCTAATCCTTCTTCTTTATCTCCAAAATCAATTTCTATCTCTAGTCCTACTTCAGGCATAACGGGGTCTTCTTCACCCGGAAGTCGTTCACCGTTATCATCAATAACAACTTCAAGGGCATTACCCTCTTGATTAATTTCAATAGCCATTATGCACCTCAGTAATAACCTTTACGCGCAGAACGATTCCGGAAATATCTGATTTCATCATCC